TCCCAAGTACGGCGAGGGAGAGGAGCGGGAGGGCGAAGAGTTCGGCGAGGCGCTGGCGGTGCTCGCATCTGAGGTCAAGCGCCTGCGAACACTGACGGGCTACGGGATAGAGCCGCGCCAGACTGCGGGGGAGGTGGAGGCGCTGCGGGATGCGCTTGAAAACATGATCGATGAGGCCAGCGATTGCATCCAACGTGACGCATACCTAGAAGGCACTACCGAGCGCAATACGCGCGACCTGGACAGGCGGCGAGATGATCTTTCCAAAGCCAGGGACGCCCTCTCCCGCCAGAGCGTCGAGACACATGAATAGTCTACGCATGGCGTGGATAGCAACTAATTGGAGGAACTTATGGACATGGGAATGAAGGGCAAAAACGTACTGATCCGCACCGTCACGAACTACTATACCGGCAACGTTGTCGAGGAGACAAAGAAATGGCTCAAGCTTGAGAGGGCCGCTTGGATTCCCGACACAGGGCGATTCTCGACGGCGCTCGCCACGGGTGAGTACAGCGAGGTCGAACCCTATCCCGAGGCCGTAGTAGTAATGCTCGCGGCAGTAGTGGACATCACGATCATCAGGGAAGTCCCTACGAGGCTTAAATGACAGCGGGAATGATGCTTATCGGGAGCCTGAGCGGGAGCCGGAGCGGGAGCCGGAGCCGGAGCGGGAGATGGGGCTGGAGCCGGAGCCGGAGCGGGAGATGGGGCTGGAGCCGGAGCTGGAGCCGGGGCTGGAACCGGAGCTGGAGCCGGAGCGGGAGCGGGAGATGGAGCCGGAGCCGGAGCATATGATTACAAGCCAGACCGTCGGGAGCAAGGGGGAGAGGGCATGAAATACATCGTCGAGATTGAACCGGGGGTATTTCTTGCGACTTGGGCCGGAGATCCCGGTCGCACCTTGATCGAGAGCAGCGCAAAGCGATATGCAAATATTTCCTCGGCGACCTACGCTCTTGCCTATGCCAGACGGTTTCGGGATTGTGCCAACGCTTTTATTTTGCAGGTAGATGACTCCGCCCGCCCCGTGGAGACGAAGGGGGAGGAGCATTAACTTCCTTGACCTCTTCGCGGGCATCGGCGGCTTTGCCCTCGGTGCGGAGTGGGCCGGGATGCGATTCGATGCGCACTATTTTTCGGAGGTTGACCCCTATGCAATCCGAGTCTATCAACTGCGATTCCCCGACGCCGTCCCGCTCGGAGATATCCGAGCCATCAAAGGCGCCGACCTGCCCCGAGGCGAATGGATCATCGCGGGCGGTTTCCCCTGCCAAGATATTTCCGTCGCTGGTAAAGGCGCTGGGCTGGCGGGGGAGCGCTCCGGGCTCTGGTACGAGTACGCCCGAATTATTGGCGAGCTTCGACCCCGATACGCGATCATGGAAAACGTCGGCGCTCTCGCTTTTCGGGGACTTGATTCCGTACTCGGGAGCCTTGCCGCGCTCGGGTACGATGCGGAGTGGCAGGATATACGCGCCTCCGATGTCGGAGCGCCCCACCGACGGGAAAGGCTCTGGATTGTGGCCTACGCCAACGACGGACGACCGGACGCACGCGGGAAGGGACTTGGAACACCGGATAGCAACGAAGCGCCAGATAACACTACAAGACAAGGTCAGGATGTTCCCGACGCCAACCAGAGGCGATGCGAAGGCGAGCGGGAGCGCGGGCTACTCGACGGCGAGCGGTCGGCATTCGGGGACGACGCTGACGGATGCGATAGTGCGATGGCCGACGCCGACGAAATCGAGCGGAAACGGTGCAGGAGAACACGGGACGGGCGGCCCGAATCTGCAAACCGTAGCTGGTGGGCAGCTGAACCCAACGTGGGTCGAGTGGCTCATGGGGTATCCGCTCGGGTGGACCGACTTAAATGTCTCGGCAATTCCATCGTGCCGCAAATAGCGGAAATGATCTTCGGGCAGATAGCCCGCCAGCAGAAAGGATGGGAGGGATGAGGGCTACTGACGCATTGCCCTGTCCGTTTTGCGGGGAGCAACCGACGTGGACTGGCAAAACCATCAAGTGTATCAACGAGGATTGCCCGGCGAAGCCCAAAACGGCATGGTGGGTAAGTCTCGATCTGGCGCTCAAGGCGTGGAACGCGCGCGCATCCTTGACGCAATTATGAAAAGAGAGTACACTTCCACCAATCCGCAGGCTCGCGGAAAGCTCGACGCACGTCAGGCTGAGGTTACAGTCGGAGGTCCTTTGCATTGGGCCGCGTGGGGTTGTGGGATGGACGTTCCTGAGATCAAGATCGCGTGCTCTGCCGCTGACCGGCTGCCCCTGGACGCCATCGAGGACTTCCAGGGCGGCTTGAAGAAGCGAGGCAAGCGTGAGATCGAGCCTAGACGCGGGAAACCCGAAAACCTCACGCCCATCCAGGCTGGAGAAGGCGGTTCAATTCCGACCCCGGCGCTGAATGAGGCCAGCAATGGCTAATCCAAAAAACCTTCGCCCCCGCAAGCTAACCACAGAAGAAGCAACGAAAATCGGGCGCGAAGGCGGGAAAGCCTCAGTCGAATCGAAGCGCAAGCGCAAACTCATGTCGCAGATTTACGCCGCGTTTCTGGCCGAGCGGTTCGACATCAAGATCGACGGGATTGCCGAGAAGATCACCGGCGAGAAGCTGGTTAATCGTGTCGTTAAGCAAGTGCTGATATCCGGCGGGCCGGGCGCGGTGTCGCTCATGAAGGAGATACGCGAGGCGACTGAGGGGAGCAAGTCCCAGATAGACCACTCTGGGACCGTCACACTTATCGACGACATCCCGAAGGTCAAGCCGTGAGACTCGCCGAAGCCATCGCTCCGTCATTCTACGACCTTCACAATGCTATGAAGGACGATGAGGGTGACGAGGTATGGTGCAAGGGTGGACGCGGCTCCACGAAGTCCAGCTTTTTCAGCATCCAGATTCTTCTCGGGCTACTCCGCGACAAAGACGCCCATGCCCTGATCGGGCGACGCTATGACAATGAGCTTCGTGATTCGGTATTCGGGCAAATGCAATGGGCCGCGAATGAGTTAGAGATTGACCACCTGTTCCGCTTCATGGTGTCGCCCATGCAGGCGATCTACACCCCAACTGGGCAGATGATCCTTTTCCGTGGTGCTGATGACCCGATCAAGATGAAGTCCATCAAACTTGCCCGAGGGTATATCAAGTACGCATGGTTCGAGGAAATCGACCAATTCGGCGGAATGGAGGAGATTCGCAACATCCTGCAATCCTTGTTCCGTGGCGACAATCGAAAGCGGGTCGCCATGTTTTCCTACAACCCGCCCCGCTCCGCGCGGTCATGGGTCAATCAGGAAACGAAGATCCCGAAGCCGGGCCGTATCGTGCATACCTCGGACTTTAGGAGCGTCAGTCCCGATTGGCTCGGAGAGCGGTTCCTGAAAGACGCCGAGCACCTACAGAAAACAAATGAGATCGCCTATCGCCATGAATACCTCGGCGAGGAAGTCGGTACTGGGCTTGAGGTGTTCAATAATCTTGAGATTCGCGCGATCACTGACGCCGAGGTTAATGCTTTCGACCGCATACGGCAGGGCCTTGATTTTGGCTATGCCGTGGACCCGCTCGCTTTCGAGCGAATGCACTACGACGCCAAGAAGCGCACGCTCTACTTTTTCCGCGAGATCTCAGGCATCGGTGTTTCCAACCGCATCTTTGCCTCGAAACTCGGGCAGGACGAAAGGCGCGAGAATACCCGCGCGGATTCTTCGGAGCCCAAGAGCATTGACGAACTGCGGAACGATTTCGGGCTGCGTGTCGTCGGGGCCACAAAGGGGCAGGGTAGCGTCGAGAACGGGACGAAGTGGCTTGCCGATCTTGAGAAAATCGTTATCGATCCGACCCGCGCCCCACTCGCCGCGAAAGAGTTTGTCAATTACGCCCTTGAGGTTTCGAGGGCGGGCGACGTGATAAGCAAGTACCCCGACAAGGACAACCACTCAATCGACGCGGCTCGCTACGGCTGCGAAGACCTCATAGGCGTGCAGACCGCCCGCCGCGTCGCTATCAGCTTTGCTTAGGAGCCAGCCATGCCCATAGACAGCCACCACCACGAATACGACGAGTACGCCCCAGAATGGGAGTGCAACGAGGACGTTGTCGAGGGCGAGCGCGAAGTGAAGGCGGGAGGCGAAACGTATCTACCGCGCCTGCCCGGCCAGGACGAAGCGGGCTACAAAGCCTATCTCCAGCGCGCCGCGTTCTTCCCCGCGACGAGTCGCACGCGGGACGGCCTCCTCGGGATGATCTTCCGCAAAGACCCGCAAGCAAAGTTGCCCCCCGTCCTCGAAGCCTACGAAGACGACATCGACATGGCCGGGACATCGCTCGACGAGTTCGCTGCCCGCGTGGTCGACTGCACCCTGCAAGCGCCTCATGGCGGCATCCTCGTGGAGTACCCGCGCACGGACGGCCAGCCCACCACGGCAGCGCAGGCGGACGCCCTGGGGATGCGCCCCTATGCGACGTACTGGGAAGCGGAGGACGTGTTCAACTGGGCGACGGGCCGCGTCAACAATCGCACCGTGCTTACCGAGGTGCGCCTGTCCGAGTGCGTGATGGAGCCCGACCCGAAAGACCCCTACACGCAGATTGAGGTCAAACAGATCCGACAGCTCAGGCTAAACGAGGCGGGGCTTTACGAGGTCGTGCTTTTCCGCGAGAAGAAAGACGCGGCAACGGGCAAGATCGAATGGATCGAGACCGACCGCTTTGTCCCGTACTTCCGGGGCAAGCCTGAGACGGCCATTCCTTTCGTCTTCATCGGCCCGCGCGACACCAGCCCCGAATGCAGCAAGGCCCCGCTGTCCGACATAGCGAGCGTCAACGTCCATCACTACCATAATTCAGCCGACTATGAGAACGGGCTTTTCTGGATCGGGACGCCGACCCCCGTGTTTATCGGCGACTTCGTGACCGAGACCGGCGAGACTGTCGCGATGGTGAAGATCGGCGCAACCTCGGGAATCCACATGTCGCAGGGCTCCGATGCGAAGTTCCTCGAGTTCCAGGGTTCGGGCCTCGAAGCGCTCAAGACCGCCCTCGCCGACAAAAAAGACGACATGGCCATCCTTGGCGCGCGCATCCTGGCCGCCGACAAGAAGGCCGCCGAGACCGCCGAGACCGCCGCCATCCATCGCGCAGGGGAGAACAGCGTCCTCGCCTCCCTCGCCAACGCCGTGTCCAAGGGCATCGAAAACGCGCTCAAGCTTATGGCGAAATGGGCGGGCGATGAGACGAGCGAAATATCATACAGGCTCAACACCGACTATCAGCCCGTCGCCATGAGCTTCCAGGACCTGACCGCAACGGTGTCCGCATGGCAGGCCGGGGCGCTGTCCGAGACGGAGCTTTTCGAAGCGCTACAGGCGGGCGAGGTCATCCGCGACGACAAGACATTCGACGACCACAAGGCCGAGACGGACGCGGAGACGCAAGTCCGCGACGCGAAGAAGGCGGACCAAGCCGCCGCGCAGCTCGCGCAGACCGCCGCGATCGTGGCCACGAGGGGGAAAACCAATGGCTAGATTTTCGAGAAAGGAATCAATTGGATTAGTGTCAGTGACCCTAAATATCGATACGGGGCTCAGTCTGTGGTCCTCGATCAAACTTCGCCTAGCAGGACGGGCTTACGAACCGATAGCGCAACGCATCGGTGACGTGCTCGTGGATCATCTGCGCGAGCAACTAGACGCCGCTAGGGGCAAGCAGGGCGTGGGGGTGGTGGCATGAACGACGAATATGTGACGAAGACGGCTCTGCCTGCGCCCTTGCGCCGATGGTGGCTCAAGACGCGGGAATGCAAGGCAGGCATTCAGCTTGACGGGCAGGGGATGCCTGCTTGCGTTGAATACTTCGTCCCGTGGTGGGCGTGGCCGTTTGAGTTGATACATCGGGCCATATTCGGGCATGTAAGGCTTGAAGCCAAGCCCGCGATGGCGGGGCAGGGGGCGGGATGAATCTAAAGGACGTGGCGGACAAACTCGAAGAAGCCATTGGGGGCGAGGATTGGAACGAAGTCAAGTCTGCCCTGAATGACTTATGGGATTGGCTCTCGCACAACAAGCTAGAGCGCGACAAGGTGGCATCTATGACAGCCGAAGAGCGGGGAAAATGGTTGGATGACCTAGCGGCCAACGAAGGGAAGCGATGACGGATCAATTTATGCGCGACATCCTCGACGCTCGGAAGCGGGACGCGATTGTCACGGTCAATCTATACGAGGCATACATCAATAATCGCGATGTGCTAAAGGCATTCGTAGCCGCATGGGAAGCGCTCCCGGCCGGGGAAGATTATCCCATTGACCTGATACAGGCATGGCTCGACAAGCATATGAAGCCCGCAATCGACAAGGCGCGCGAACTTATGAGGTCGCAAGGGTGAACGCCTCGACGCTTCTCCTACAAGCCCTGTTCGCCCGCGACGCCTACCTTGACGCGTTCTCGCGCGACGAGCTGCGCCGCATCATCCCGATCCTCGATGCAGCACACCGCGAAGTCCTCGGGCGCATCGCGGAGACGGGCGGGGCATGGACGAAGGACTGGCTCGCCGAGATAGCCGCCGAAATCGACGCCATCTACCACGCGGCGCAGGCGAAGGCTTACGACGAGGTTGCGCCAGACCTCACAAAACTAGCGAATGACGAGGGCGCATGGATCGCAGCGGAGACAAAGCAAATTGCGATGGGTCTCACCCTGTCGATTCCTGCGCCCTCTCTTTTATCCGCCGTGGTCAACCTGCCGACGAACATCGGCGGATCGACCCTGGCGCAAATGTTCGAGGGCCTGGGAATCAACGCGCGCACTGACGCCTATGCCGCGATCCAGGCGGGCATGCTCGAAGGCGACACCGTGGGGCAGATGACGCGACGGCTCAGGGGCGAGGTCGTCAAGCGCGCATCGTGGAAGACCGAGGCGGACGGCGTGAGGCGCTACCAGCCGGGCGTCTACAAGGGCGGAGCCTGGGACATGAACACGCGACAGGCCGAGACGCTCGCCCGCACCGCCGTGATGCACGTGGGGAACCAGGCGCGCGATGTGTTCTACGGGCAAAATCAGGACATCATCAAAGGCTATCAGCGCGTGGAAACCCTCGATTTAAGGACGTGCCTCATTTGCGGAACCGACGACGGCCATGTCTACGCGCCCGACGACATGCGGCCCTCGCTACCCGTGCATCCCGACTGCCGGGGCGTCTATGTGCCCGTCCTCAAGTCCTGGCAAGAGCTGGGCTTCGACGCCGCCGAGATCCCGCCCGGCACGCGTGCAAGCATGGACGGCCAGGTCGCCGAGTTCGATACGTGGACTGACATGGTACGCAAGGCCGACCCGAAGCGCCTCGAAGAAATGCTCGGGCCGGGCCGGGCGGCACTCTACAAGCAGGGCGTGAAGCTAGAGGACATGGTGAAAGGGGGCGAAATCGTGCCGATCAAAGACCTGGCCGGGAGGTTCCATCCGTGACCCTCCTCGACAAGCAAGCACTCGATGAGGCCGCGAAGCTCATCGAAGAGATTCGCGCCGCTCGCTCCGATGGTCGGGTGACGATCCACGTTTCCCGCGAGGGCCGGGCCGTGTCGGTGGAGGTTCAACGAACCAAGGCGCTCCCCATTTGCAACTAATTGCAAAGTAGTTGCAAATACCCGGAAGATATGATACACTTCCGGGTAGACAGATCGTAGGGGGAAACCCCGAAACGCTACGCTCGAAAGAGAGGCGCATCAACCATCCGGGAAGCCGGGCGGTGGGTGCGCCTTTTTGTTTTCCTGACCGTCGCGAGACAGGCCAGACAATCGCCCGGCAGCTTGCCAGGGCTATCCCGTCCAGCCGGACGAAACCGCTAGGGCTGCTGCCCGGAGGTGACTATGAGTTTCAGGGATTCGCTCAAGGCGTTCATCGTGCCTGAAAAGCTGGCCGAGGCCGAGAAGGTTTTCGACAAGCTCGACGAGCAGTTGGACGGTTACGCTGCCGACATTCGGACGCTCAAGCAGACCGTCCGGGAGAAGGACGGCATTAAGCCCGAGGATTTCGCCAAGCTCGAAAAGGAAAACGATGAGCTGCGCAAGGTCAACGCGGAAAGCGCGCGCGCCTTGAAGAAGTCCGAAGACATCGCGAAGCAGGCAAGCGAAACCGCTGCGCAGTATCGCGAGCGGACGCACAAGCTCGTGCGCGACGAAGGGCTGACGAAGGCGCTTGCCGAGGGCGGGGTTACTGACCCTGTGTACCTCAAGATGGCGCACGCGTTTCTCCGGGACTCGATCCAGGTGGACGACGACAAGGGCGAGGCTTTCGCGCTTGTCACAAAAGACGGGAAGGAATCCCGCGTGGCGCTCGGGGACCACGTGAAAGCGTTCCTCGCGAGCGACGAGGGGAAAAAGGTTGTGACCGTACCCGGATCATCCGGGGGCGGATCGCAGGGCGGCGGGGGCGGAAACCTCGGCCCGAAGACGATGACCCGCGCGGCGTTTGAAGCGCTCGACGCATCGGCCAAAATGACGGCTTCTAAAGAGGGAGTCAAGCTGACCGACTAGACAAGATCACGTGACCGTCGGGAGACGGACAGGAGAAGACCATGGCTGACAACACCCTTACCGGGCTGATACCCACCATTTACGAGGCGATGGATATTGTCGCCAAGAAGATGGTCGGATTCATTCCCGCCGTCTACAAGAATTCCAGCGTCGCCCGCGCGGCTGTTGGCGAGACGATCCGCTATCCCATCGTTCCCGACATCACCCTCGCCGCTGGCTCCGCGAGCCTCTATCCCGTCGAGAACGGTGAGGCGACTATTTCCTACGCGGACATGACGCTTTCCAAGGACTACTACGCTCCGATCCAGATCAACGGCGAAGAGGCTAAGGGCCTCGCCAATTCCGGGGTGGGTGCGAACATCATGCGCGACCGGTTCGCTAAGGCGATCCGTGCCCTCGTGGATGCCATCGAGGCCGACCTCGCGACTCAGTACATCTATGCCTCCCGCGCGGTCAAGAGCACGGGTCTTTACCTCTTCGACTCCACCGACAAGCTTTCCTCTCTTGCCCAGCTTCGCCGTATCCTGATGGACAACGGTGCGCAGGGCGAAGAGCTTCAGCTTGTCCTCGGTTCCTCGGCAGGTGCGCTTCTCCGCTCTGCTGAGTTCCTTTTCAAGGTCAACGAGGCCGGAAGCGCCGACCTTCTCCGCAACGGCGCGATTGCCCGACTCATGGAGTTCGATATCCACGAGTCCGCGCAGATTTCCGCGCACACGAACGGCACCTATGCTAACGCGGTCTGTACCGACATCGCCCTAGGGGACACCGCCATGACCACGACCGGGGCGGTTGCCGCGTCCATCAAGGCGGGGGATCTCCTCAAGATTGCGAACGATGTGAACAACGTCTATGTGTCGCAGCTCGTCGGCACCGGAGCGGGCACCTCGCTGACGCTCAATGCCCCCGGCTCTCGCGTTGTCCATACCGGAGCGACCGACGCGATCACGCCGCTCATCGCGACCTCCTACACCCCCAACATGGCTTTCGCGCGCAATGCCATTCACCTTTGCACCCGCGCGCCAGCTATGCCCGACGGCGGCGACTCTGCCGTCGATTCGACCATGATCACCGATCCCCTGACCGGCCTTTCTTTCGAGGTCCGCAAGTACAACGAGCACAGGCGAGTCAAGTACGAGGTCTGCTGCGTGTGGGGCTGGAAGACGGTCAAGCCGGAATTCGTGGCCATCCTGGCCGAGTAAGGGGAGGGCAACAAAATGGCTAAGACCAAAACTGACGGCTACGGCAACTATAAGGGAAGCTCCAAGGATCTCGACCTAATCCTTGGTTCGCTCCCGCCCATCCGAGGAACGTGGTACTTCGTCGATCCCGTTGACGGACTCGCCGCAAACGATGGACTTTCGCCCGGCAGCGCCTTTGCGGGCCTCAAGAGCGCCTATGATGCCTGTACCGATCTCGTCGGAGACGGCATCTGCGTGTTCTCCTACGGCTCCGATGGCACCTATACCTCCTCCTTCCTCTCGGCGGCCCTTGCGTGGAGTAAAAGCGCCATAACCGTAGTGGGCATCTCTTCGGGCAACCAGATGTTCAATCGAGCGCGCGTGGCAAATACCGCGTCAGTGGTCAACCTCGCTTCGCTTATCACTATTTCCGGTAGCAATAACCGCTTCGAAAATCTCATGTTCATCAATGAGGGCACGAACGCGGCAGCCGTGGGCGACGTGATTGTCTCAGGCCACCGCAACCACTTCAAGAACGTGCATTTCGCAGGGGCAGTCGGCTCTGCCTCAGTCGCAACGAAATACGCGCTCAAGGTCGCCGCTGGCGAGGAGAACACCTTCGAGGATTGCGTCATCGGTTCCGACACTTTCGCGCATGGCAACCACGCCGACTGTGACCTCTGGCTCTATGGCGCAGTGGCGCGTACTAGGTTCAAGCGCTGCGAGTTCCTTTCCTACGTCTCGGCCGGAACCGCTCATGCTGCCGTTGATCTCGACACGACCACGGGAGGACGTGGGACGGTCTTTGAGGACTGCCTTTTCAACGCGATCACTTCCGTGACCACGCCCGCTGCTGTCTTCATCCAGACCGGCGCGAACGACAAGGTACTCGTCCGGGGCAAGTCCGATCTCGTCAACTTCACCGCATGGGGTCCGTCCACCGTCGTGTATACCACCATGCCCACCGCTGCGGCTTCGGCTGGCGGCGGAATTGCGACGACGGCGTAGGCCGTGGCCCTCTCCGTCGAAACTGGCCAGGGCATCACGGGCGCGAACTCTTACGTTTCGCTCGCTGATGCCCTGGCCTACCATGCCGACCATGGTAACGCCGCATGGGCTGCATCGACCGATCCCCTCCGCACCGCTGCCCTCATCCGGGGGACAGCGGCGCTTGACTCGATCTACGGGGATCGGTGGCCCGGGAAGCGACTCCTCTACACGCAATCCCTCGACTGGCCGCGTGCCTACGCATGGGACCGCGACGGGTACCCGCTCCTCCTTCTCCCGCCGCAGATTGTCGCCGCGACCTGCGAGGCCGCCCTCGTGGAACTTGCCACCCCGGGCGCGCTGTCTCTCAAGTTCGAACGCGGCCTAAAGACTCTCGGCGTCGGGGCAATCTCGAAGTCGTGGGACGGCAACTCGGGCGCGGGGATCATCGCCTATCCCGCAATCCGCCAGCCTCTCGCCCGCATCGTGCGAGGTGGGGGCAACGTGTCTCTGGTGAGGACGTGATGGACTACGCCGCCCTTGCCGCCGACGCCGCCGCCCTCATCACCGAGTTCGGCCAGCCCGCCACCCTTCGCCGCGTCGTCTCCCTTGGCTACGACCCCGGCCTGACGATCACGGTAGACGCGACAGGCAAGACCTTCACGCGCTCCTCGGGCTCGTGGATCACGGACGGCTTTATCGCGGGCGACACGGTAGTTTTTACGGGCTTCCTCGACGCGGGCAATAACGCGGGCTTCGTCGCCTCGACCGTGGCGGCACTCGTGCTGACGTGCGCGACGGCTGCGGGGCTCGTCAACGTGACGGATGCGGCGGGCGTGTCGGCAAGCGCGACGCGGGACGTGGCTTGCTCGGCTTTCAAGGAATCGTCCAACTCCAAAGTGCTCTACGAAGCCTCCCTCATCCCCGGATCGCTCATCGCCACCGGGACGAGGTTCTACTTGATCGCCTCGCCGACGAAGCCGCAGGTAAATGACAAACTTATCCTGTCGCTTGAACCCGACGCGAACCTCGTCATCCGCGACGGTGACCCGCTGTCGCCCGGGGGCGTGGACATTACGTACACCGTGAGGGTGTCATCGTGAACGGCGCGACATGGAGCATTCCGCTCGGGATGCTCATTGCGAAGGCCCAAGGGAATCTGGACCTCGTGGCGCGCAAGATCGTGTTTACCGCCTTCAGCCGCGTCATCATGAGGACCCCGGTCGATACGGGAGCCGCGCGCGGCGGATGGCAGTGCAGCTCCGGCGTTATGGGATGGTTCACCCGGAAACTCGGGCTCCGGGGAGCGACCGGGGCCGACCCGTCTGGGGCGAATGCTGTCGCGGAGGCTCAGGACGCGGTGACCAACTGGCACCCGCTCACGGGCCGGGCTATCACCATGTCGAACAACCGGCCTTACATCAAGCCCCTCGAAGACGGGCACTCGAAGCAAGCCCCGAACGGCATGATCAAGATTACCATGGCCGAGATCGGGGGCATCGCTCAGGACGCCGCCGCAGAGTCCCAGGGCGGAACCTTTGGGGGCGCACGATCACCCTTGAGCATGGGCGGAAACTGGGACATCGGGGCAGCCGGTGAGTAACCTTGAAGACGTTCGCCAGGCCCTCGAATCCGTGTTGACCGCGCCACTCGTTGGCGGGGGGCTCGCTATTGCCTCGGCTGACGTTGCGTGGAAGGGAAGGGCCTTCAACCAGACAACCAGGACGACTCGATGGTATCGACCGACGTTCATTCCCGGTATTCCGCGCGCTGCTGGTATCGGATCAGTCGCCGCAAATCGCACTGTGTTCATTTTCCAGGTTGACATTTTCGACCCCGCCAATAAGGGCGAGGACACGACCGCAACCGAGGCCGAGCGCATCATGGCGGCCTACAAGCGGGGAATTGCATTCGTGCGCAACGCTCAGACCGTGACGTGCGAAAAATCCTATCGACAAGCGACCGACGACTCCGACCCGAAGTGGCTCAAGATAGCGGTCGTCGTACAAGGCTGGGCCGACGTGCCCAATTGATACTGATTTCTTGACCGTCGCGACGACGGATAGGGGGACGAAATGGCTATAGCTAGTGGTGCACAGCATCAGATTTATCACGTCAAGGAAGCGGTTATCAATACCGATCCCGGGACGGCGTATTCCACCGATCGGTTCCTGGCAGGGGCTCGGCTATACAACGAAGCGCAGAGTTTCCAGTCGGCCGAACTTCGGGCTGATCGATCTGTCGCCCCTGGTATTCTCGGAGCGAAGCACGCGAAGGGTACTTTCCCCTTTGAACTGTCCTTTGGAACTCACGAGGATTGGATCGAATCGGTCATGTGCAACCCGTGGGTGGCTGCGGGGACGCCTGTTACCGGGCAATCGGTGACGGTCGTTGCCGGGACCACAAACACGATGGCCGCAACCGCAATCGGTACCGGCCTCGCGGTAGGCGACTGGATCAAGGTCTCGGGTTTCACGGGAGCCTATGTCTACAACAATGGGTATTTCCGAGTGACGACTCAGGCAACGGGGACTATCACCCTTGCCGAAGCGGTCAATGCTGACGGCACTTCGCGCCTCGCCGCCGCTTCCGCGCAGACCGGGATCTCCGTAACGAAAATGTCCTACATCGTTGCGGGCATCGTGGAGAAGTCGCTTTCCGTGGAAGACGCGCAGGCCGATGTCAACGTGTTCCAGCGTGCCATCGGCTTCGAGGTAAACCAGATGTCGCTGGCGATTCAACAGGGCGGTGTGGTTACGGGGTCTTTCGATGGGATTGCCTTTAGCCTTCCCGCTCCGGCCGCCGTCAAGTACCGCACAGGTTCCGACGTTGCCGCGACGACCTCCGAACCATTCGTCGCCTACAACGCTCTATCGTTCCTCTACATCGACGGCGTGCCCTCGGCGGTCGTCACCGCGCTGAGCTTGCAGCTCGCCAACGGTATGGAGGATTTCATCGGGGCATTCCAGACCGTAGCCTACGACATCCTTCTCGGCAGATCGACGCTCACGGGTTCGATGACGCTCGCCTTCACTTCGGGCGCAATGCTCACCAAGGCTTTCAACAACACGCACATAGCACTGAGGGTCCAGATGCTCAATGCCGCCCAGACCTCGGGCTATGTAATCGACATCCCGAACATCCGCCTCGACATGCCCACCGACGACATCCAAGAAAACAAGCGCCTGCATACGTTCTCGTGGACTGCCGAGAAGGACACCACGGCGGGCACCCTCGCTGCCGGTGTCGTCAACATGAAGATTTCCAAACTCGCGTAAAGGAGACAATTGCAATGGATTTGAAGAAGAAGTTCGATTCGATCACGAATGCCGACAAGGGCATGAAGCTCATTCTCCAGGCCAAGACAGCGACGGAGGAGGAAGCCGGGCTCGTCATGTACGGGGCTGACTCCGCCGTCTATCGCGCGAAGGAAAAGGAGATAGCCGTCCGAAACCGCGAGCGAAAATCAGCCCTCACCGTCGATGATGCCGAAGCGCAGCTTTATGAGCGCCTCGTCGCCGCGACGAAATCATCCTACGGGCTCGAAGAGGACGGGAAGACCTTCGACTTCAAGCCCGAGAATGGCGAGGCATTCTATCGGCGGTATCCCGAGATTATGTCCCTCGCGTCGAACTTCTTCACCGACCGCGCCAATTTTTTCATGACTGCCTCCGGGAGCTGACGGAGGCGGTCAAGGCATGGGCGGTCCTCGAAAAGCCTGCCGATCCGAAGCACCCGAAGTCGGGGACGGTTCGGCAGAACCTAGAGGCCCTAGAGCGCTCCGGGCTGCCGCACGACAAGGCGCTCGACGGTAAACCGATACCCGAGGGCTTCGCCTATCTGTGGCGGCTCTTCTGGGACGTTCGTAGCGGTGGCAGCGAGGGCTTCGGGGGCGTGCGGGTCACATGGCACGACCTCGCGCAATACCAGGCGGTGACAGGCGTTCCGCTCGACGCCTTCGAGTTCGAAGCAATTATGGCGATGGACGGTGCGCTCCGCGAGGCGCTACAGGACTAGGCAGCGTCGTGATGACGCAGTGAGGGGAATATGGCGACCGAAGTTACAACGCTCGAGCTGAACGCGCGCCTCACGAATGCCGAGCAAACCATCGCCGGATTGCAGCGCATCGACCAGGCGGGCGGGCAGGCGGAAATGTCTTTCGGCAAGCTCGCCATGCAGATCGCCGGGCTCAATACCGGATTCGGACTTGTCGTTCAGGCCGGACAAAAGGTTGTCTCATTTATTAAGGACACTGTTAAGGAATCCGTAGTCCTAGCCGTGTCCTTCGAAAAATCACGAATGGCGTGGGGTGTCCTTGTTGGCGACATGAACAAGGGCTCGCAGATGTTCGACAAGCTCTTCACCTTCGCCCAAAAGACCGTCCTGTCTTTCGAGGGCGTCAACCAATCTGCAACGCTTCTCCGATCCTATGGAATTGAAACGGAAAAGATTCTCCCAACCATGAAGATGCTAGGCGATATTTCCATGGGTGACAATGATCGCCTGTCGCGCCTATCGCTGGCCTATGGACAAATGTCATCGGCCGGGAGGCTCATGGGCCAAGACCTCTTGCAGATGATCAGTGTTGGATTCAACCCGCTTCTTGATATATCCAAACGAACAGGCGAGTCCATGCTTGAGCTTCGAAAGCGCATGGAGCAAGGCAAGATTTCGTCCGCCGAGGTCGAGGAGGCATTCTTCCGAGTGACGCAAGCGGGCGGCCAGTTCGACGGGATGCTCAACAAGATTTCGGCCACGACTGCCGGAAAGTTCGCCAATGCTCAGGACAGTGTGAAGGCCATTCTGTCCGACATCGGCACGACGATGATTCCCGCGATCAATCGGGAACTTGACTATTGGAATGCCAAGCTAGGCGACATCATCAACACCCATACCCAACTCAAATACATAACAACTGGTCGGGGTGACGGGCAAGGCATTGTCGCCGATCTGAAATCGCAAATAGCTCAACAGAAAGCGATAGCCGCTCAGACAGGCCAAGGCCCGACGGGCGGATGGGCTTACGACCTTTTTCATCAGGGGACATGGATAAATCCAGGTACAGGGGAAGAGCAATCAGGATGGAGCCCCGTTTACAATCGAGGCTTCGAAGCGCAAGCGATGGTGCAAGTCCTCGAAGCCCGGCTGAAAGCTGCCGAGCAGGTCCTAAAAGACCAGCAGTGGAACACGGGGGAACATGGCGGAGGAAGCAGTCTTGGGCCTTCGGGCTATGACGCGCCAGCGCTAACGAGCGATCAGGTATGGTCTGCCGGGTTCAAGGCTTCGACAGGCTCAGAGTCTCTCGCCGATTACATGGCCCGCGTGAACTTCGAAGTTCAGGCGCAACTAAAAGTTGCTCACGACACCTCAAAGGATTTCCTTGGCGTGTATTCGGGAGCCGCGAGCGATGTTCAAAAAACGATGCTCACCCTCGCGCAAAAAGGACTGTATGGTCCAACGACACGCACGACGCTTTCGGCTTTTTATGCGTCGCTTACGGGCAATGCTAATCCGTCCAATACGTACCAAAATCGCTTCGACTACATGAGCGGTATTCCTACAGCGCAACCAGGTCAGGAACCAATTGTTTCGAACGCCTCGTGGGGAAATGTCCCATACAATCATTGGGGCGGGGCAATCGATACGACTAACCCGGTCAAGAATGGGCCAAGCAATCCGCTGGCTGTTGATGCGCAAGCTCAGGCTATGGATAGGCTCAAGGCGTCCATGCTCGCCGTCGGTGAATCCTCCATCGTATCCACCTTCGACAGCATTGGGAAAGCCCTGGCTGCCGGGGCAAGCGGTGCCGACTCCATGGCTCAGTCCATGCAAAGCATCGTCTCGCAAGCCGCGTCGCAAAGCGGGGCGCTGATGATGAATGCGGGGCTCACCGCAATGATGGCGGGACAGTTTGAAATAGGTATCCCGCTATTCCTCGCTGGTGGTGGCATGGAAATACTCGGCGGCTACATGAGCGCATCGAACTCCACCTCCGGCACCTCCACGGGATCATCCGCCGCCGACCTCGCCGCACTCACCGCGTACTACCAGCAGACCGAAGCGTTCAACCAGCAGGCCCGCAAGTCGTCAGCATTGTCAGGATATGCCAGCGGGACGAACTACGCCATGGGTGGATGGTCCTGGGTGGGCGAGCGTGGGCCGGAACTCATGCGCGTGCCGACAGGATCGCAGATCATCCCGAACCATGTAGCACGGGGTTACGCAGACGGCCTCAACGTGCCGGGAAGCGCGACGGTCAACGTCAACATCGCCCCGCCGTCGGGCTACGAGGCAACGCAAAGTGAGACCGTGGATTCCTCGGGCGCGCGGTCGGTCGAAGTTGCGTTCCGCCGCATTGCGCGAGGCGAGATTGCGCGGGCATCGCAGAGCGCGAGGAGGGTGTCGTCGTGAGTTACCCGAGTTTCCCGACCACGACCGACCTGGTCCTGGGCGTGGGGTATATCATCCGGCGCCCAGGGCTTACGGGCTATTGGTCTTTCGACAATGCCGCCACTCCGGGGGCAGATACTTCGGGCTTGGGCGATACTGCTGTACTAACTGGTACGGCTGATACTGTGGGTATTTCGGGACGCGGGCGCAGTTTCACCGCTGCTACCGACGCGATGGATATTTGATCGCCGTGATAGCGGACAGGGGGAATAGATGAGTGCATATAATAATCCTGGGACATTCGTAGACGGGAGCGCTACGGTCCCGATTAGCGCAGCGAATCTGAACTCGTTGAAGAACTTCGCGCTCGAGATGTCGGCGGATAAGTACACGGGCAATGGGGGATATCCGCCTGCGCCGAAGGGGATAAAGGGAGGCCCTGTGTCAAGGGCCGACTCAGCGGAATGGGCATTCTTCACTTGCTCTGGCGACAACATCTATTTGGTACATTGTTATGCTGATGCGGCGGGAATCGATACCTATCATGCCGTGGCTCTTGTAACCTATTCTTCTGCCGGGGGTGCGGCTGTTGTCACGATGCTCAAGACAGCGACAAACCTCACCATACAAGCGAGCGGTGTGGCTGGAAACATAGGAACCACGCAGACATCAGGCGGGGTGGCAAACCTATATTATAAGCTCGAATATTTTAGCGAGGTATGACATGAGAATACGACAGTCCGGGAATGCACTTATCAGATTTGATGAACGAGGGGGGATCGGGATAATCCTCACAGAGGCAGACAACCCTACGGAATACGCCGAAGTCAAAGCCTACCTCGCCGCCCACCCCGAAGCCCTTGTCCCTGAGCCCGTGCCGCCGCCTCCGACTCCCGAAGCGCTCGCGCAACAGACCATCGCCACGAATCAGGCGATCCTCACTTCGACTGATTGGCATTTCGCCTATTCCGCCGAGACGGGCGAGGCAGTGCTTCAAAGCGTGCTCGATCAACGCAAGGCCGCACGCGCTGCGATCACGGCGGCAAAGACTGTTATCGCTCAAAACTAATAGCCAATTGATTCGACCGTCGTGAGACGGACGGAGGACCGATGCCGCAGACGATTACACTTGCCTACAACGGCGCAGCCAATGGGCACTATCGAGTGCTTGCCTCATTCCCGACGCTCTTTTCGGAGCGGTGCCATCTCGTTATCAACCCGTCGGGCTATCTTGGCGCGATCATCGATAGCACGATGGCACCGGCTAGTTTCCTATCGACGGGATTCTTCGTAGTTGATAATACATGGCTGGCCGTGGCCGCGACGCTCTCGGGTACTACACTTGGGATATTCGCGGGAGGCACGAGGCGCGGGACGTTCGCCGTTGCGTCCAACCTTGAAGCGTACCCAGTTACGCGAATCGGGAACCTAGTCGCGAATCGCCTCATCCTCGCACTCACAGGGTTAGCCCCATCCGCTACTCTTGCGCCGTCCACCGGCCTCGCCCCCGCCGATAACGCATGGGAGACGAACGCCGCCGCGAATGGAACCATAGACGAGGTTCAGCGCTACAACGTCGTACTAGGCGATTCCGAGATTGCGCGCATCGCCCAGACATCGACGCTCTACAAGGCCCTGCCCGAGTTCCCCCTATCTGATGGCTACGATGACAGCCTGCGCGACAATATCATCCGCTCCGACATGGCCACCGGCCCCGCAAAGATCCGACTGCGCTCGACCTCCGCTCCGCGCCTCATCAACGTGCAGTATCACCTCGACACCGCACAAAAACAAATACTCGAACAATTCTATCTTTCGCTCGGTGGCGTCAATCCGTTCTACTGGACGACACCCGACACGGGCGAGACATTGACAGTGCGCTTCAAACAGGGCCAACGGCCGCAGTACCCAATCGAGGGGCTAGGGTCCCGCGCGATGTTCTCCCTTGAGGTGGTCCCATGATTACCCTACCCGCCGCATGGATCGCGAAGGCTCTCGCACCACAAGCGAATGACGTGCTCCTCGCGTTTTTAACCATAACGCACCCCGACATCACGACGACCTACCTCGTCAATGACACGGTGAACCAGACGCGCCTTGGACAGGTGTACACTGCGCTGGGCTCGCTACTCATACTGCCGCCCGAGCAAAACGGGAACCAAGGAATCGCGAGCCTCGACATCGACGCGGTAGACCTATCAACTATTACGAATCTCCGCACCGCCTCGCCGATCAATGGCCCGCTCATGGTCAACATCGTGCTGGCCCTTGCGAGCGCCCCCGATGACGGCGTGAGCTTCGGAACGTTCCAGTGGAAACCGCTTGCGTACACCGACCTTCACGCTTCGGGCCAACTCGTCGATGAAGACCCGATGGATATTATGATGCCCGGTGACACGCTATCGCCGGTGAACAATCCGGGGGCGTTCTGATGGCTGGCTGGTCGAATCCATGGGATGCCCTAGTCGGAGGCATCCAAGAACTTGCGAAAACAGCCATTGGATTGGCATATGCAACCGTTACCGCTATTGGATATGGCGTTGGTGGGCATAATCCAATTGCAGGCTTCAACGCTGGATACAGGGCGGGATATGGTGCGGCTGATGATGTTATGGATGGGAGAGTTGGGGGGACAAGCACTTCCTTTACGAGTAAATCCGGACTTCGCGGCTCCTCCAACTCCCTGAACAAAGATGGCACACCGCCCCTCATCCTGGGCACGCACTACATCACGCCGCCGCTCATCGGCCGCCCCTACACCGAGATCGCGGGCACCGACGGGGCAGACCAATATTTGCACTTGTCCTATCTAATAGGATATGGCCCGCTCGAAGTCCGCGAATTGCGCATCGGTGAAAACCTCCTCGCCTCGAATAGCTCGGGAGCAATGGGCTCACTCACAATTGACGGCGTCGGTTTCGATGGTGTCCAAGCCGAACTTCGTTTCGACTCTACCGACATGACGTACTATCCGAAGCGCGTAACCGAAGTTCAATTCGATGAGGAAATGAAGAGCCCCGGAGGTACTCCGACGTATCTCTACCAGACGACGCCAGCCGGATGCACGAAAATAGAAGTTGACTTCGAGTTTCCGAACGGCATCGCCAAGGGCACGGCCGCGCTCTCGACGGCCGTTAATTACAAGGCGGAATATCAGGCAGCGGGAGGAAACTGGTCATCACCACTTGCCCTAGTCAATGATTCGAAATCCGCCTTCGTCGGGACAACCGCCCGCTACTCCTACGCATCGGGCGCTCTCATCGCCGGGAAATACGACGTGCGCGTCTACCGCGTCACCGCCGACTCGACTGACACGACCGTGCGCGACTCGGTGCACTGGACGGCTCTCCGCTCGACAATGGCCGCCTCGCCGCTCCGACCCGGGATCTCAGCGAAGTGCGTGCGCCTCTCGATCCGAGCGAAGGCCAGCGACTATCTAAACGGAAATATTGGCAAGGTCTCGTGCATCGCGACCGCGAAGATCCCGATCTACTCGGGAACGGGCACGGGCCGAGCGCAGTGGACGACGGTAGCCGCGACGAGCAACCCCGCCGCAATCGCCATGTACCTGCTTCGCGGAGACGCGACGGGCGACGGCCTGGGCGTAGGTCCTAATCCCCAGCCCTACGTTGACGCGAACATCGACTATCCAGCCTACGAAGCGCTCTACAACTACGTGGCCGGAAGAGCCGCGACGAAGCCGCTCACCTGCAATGCCGTCATCGATAAGGCTATGGCGAGGAAAGAAGCAATTGCGAAGGTTCTCGCCACTGCCCGCGCCGTGCCTATCAAAAGAGGGAGTATCAATAGCCTTGTCCTCGACTCTGAGCGGACGACGCCCGTTGCGCTCATCAATCCGCGCAATACTGCCGACTTCCAAGCGACGAAAGATTTCCCCGACATCCCGCATGGTTATCGAGTAGGCTTCGTCAACGCTGCCGCAGGGTATCAGGCCGATCAAAGGATCGTACTAGCTGATGGGTATATCTATGACGTGTACAATGACGGAAATCTCCATTCAGCCTTCGACCTTATCACCGACCCGCCAAAGACTACGAGTACGATATACCAAGGTATTACTACTTACAAGCTCGCCACGAAGCTAGAGCAAGTGGATCGCTGGGGTAAGACCGACGCCGACGAGGTATTCCGCGAAGTTCGATGCACGCTCGCCGCGCTCACCCTGCGACCTGAGGTCTACAGCGTCAAGCAGGACTTCCAGGCGCTGTCATTGCAATACGGCGACCTTGTGCGCTTCGGCCATGACGTGCCCGAGTTTGGGATCATCGGAGGCCGCGTCAAGACCGTCACGCTCGACGGCTCGGGCAACGCCACGGCGTTCGTCTCCGACGAGATCATCACGATGGAGGCTGGCAAGAGCTACAGCATCGCGTACCAGCGTTGCTCCGATGGCCGCGTTCTCTTCGCCCCCCTCGTGACCGTGGCCACATCCACCTACGTTGCCAGCTTCGCGACGCCGATAGCTGCCGCCGACATCCCGGCTATCGAAGACCTGTACCACTACGGCGAGGGCACCGAGGGCGGGACGATTCCGGCCATCGTTGTCGGGCTAGAGCCGGGCGACGATTATGCGATTACGGTGCACCTACAGGACTACGGCGCGGGCATCTTCACCGCCGATACAGGCACCATCCCCGCATTCAATTCGAATATTACCTTGCCAGTTGAACACAATTTCGCGCAGACGTGGGGGCTCAAGGCTCAGAGCCAGACCGTCGCCCGCCAGGCCGCCCAGGCTACCACGATAGGAGCGGCCGCCGCTGCCGCTGCGCAGGCTGCCGCGATTGCTTCCGCCAATGCTACAGCCGCTGCACTCATCCCGACAAACGCGCCAAAATATCTTGGCATCGGTCAACTTGCGGCCACAGGCACCGCCGCCTTTGCGGGCTATTCGATCACCGCCCCTACCTTCATTGCCGGAGTCATTACCGCCAACAGCACCACGTCCTCCGTGGGCTCTATCACCCCGACAGCTGGGCAGTGGATGGTCAATTACGCCGGAGCCGTGACGCCCATAGGTGTGTATCTATGGAACGGATCGGCATGGACGCAGACGGGGGTGACCGCCGAAATGCGGAGCGCCGCACTGGAAGACCTTTTCCGGCTAACATGCTTTGCGCCACCGATCACTGTCGCTGAAGGTACGACGCTTATTGAAATGATTGCGTATCGGACGTTTACGAAGTATCTTAAAATCATCACTGGTGGATCGATGCGTGGGGGTGATCGATATGACGAAACTGGCGCGGTTGTTGATGGGACTAAGTCTGGGTTTTTTATCGGGGCCAGCGGCGCATGTAAAGTCGCTGGCATGTCTTTTGAGGGAAGTCAAGGTGGCGGGGTGCAGTGGGGTGGAGGACAACAGGTAGGCACTGGATTAACCATTTCTGGTACAGGAGTGACCGCTCTAACCGCACTTAACGCTACTGATGTAGCATTTATCGATGAGAATAATAAGTCCCTTAGTTGCTACCGTTTCAATGGGTCTACTTGGTCTTTGATAGGTTCTAGTTTAACCATTTCTGGTACAGGATATTCTGCTCTCGCTGCACTTAACGCTACTGATGTGGCGTTTGTGGATTCCACCAATAACGGACTCAGTTGTTACCGTTTCAATGGGTCTACTTGGTCTTTGATAGGTTCTAGTTTAACCATTTCTAGTACAGGATTTCCTGCTCTCGCTGCACTTAACGCTACTGATGTGGCGTTTGTGGGTTCCACCAATAACGGACTCAGTTGTTACCGTTTCAATGGGTCTACTTGGTCTTTGATAGGTTCTAGTTTAACCATTTCTAGTACAGGATTTCCTGCTCTCGCTGCACTTAACGCTACTGATGTGGCATTTATCGATGAGAATAATCAGTCCCTTCGTTGCTACCGTTTCAATGGGTCTACTTGGTCTTTGATAGGTTCTAGTTTAACCATTTCTAGTACAGGAGCGCCCGCTCTAACCTCGCTTAATGGTACCGATGTGGCGTTTATTGACTGGATGAACGATGAACTTCGTTGCTATAGGTTCAATGGGTCTACTTGGCAGCAGGTGGCATCTGCTGGCAGTTCAATAATATCTGGTACAGGATATTCTGCTCTCGCTGCACTTAATGGTACTGATGTGGCATTTATCGATAATAATAATAAGTCCCTTCGTTGCTATAGATTTGCCTTCGCCCTATCTATCCCGTGGAAGTACCCCTATAACTGATATCTAAGGAGCCATTCTCAAGAACACTAACCAACTAATTGTTAGTTTATCGACCGTCGTGACGACGGACGGAGGGAAGCATGACAACAGCAGAAACGATCATGGCAATCATCGGGGGCCTCGGCATCGCGGGCACGGGCATAGCGTGGGCGATCAAGGTAATCCTCGCCCCGCTCAAGGTGGTCATCGAAAACAACACCGCCGCGCTGAACGGGATGACCAAAAAACTCGACGCGCATGACGAGACGCTCGACGATCACGGACAGCGCATCGTTGCAATTGAGACGACACACAAGGTCAAGGGGTGCGCGTCATGATCTACCAGACCGACCCCGCCATGGACCCGCGCATTCAGCATTACGGGTGCTACTTTATGTCCCTCGCTTTCTACCGTGAAAAATACATGGGGCACACGTGGGGCGCGAAGGAACTAAACGCCTTATGGCAAGACGCCATCGACGAGGGTGCGATATCGGGCGATCTGAACCATGACGGCGACTTCGACGACGCGGCACAACTCGACATCGTCCACCCGAACGCCCTCTGTGAACTTCTCGGACTTCCGCTTCGATATATCGATGGCCATTTCAAACCGGATGCGCCCGAGGCGAGCGGGAAGTACAGCATCGCGGCATGGTACAACCCAAACACGAAGTTTACCCATTTCGTCGTAGGAAGCGGCACGGGGATTGTACTATTTGATCCAATCGGTGGAGGCTCGCGGACTGTGCGAGAGGGACATGTCGAATCGCTCCGGCTCTATGAGAGGACGGGCGTCTGATGATTCGCGATATCGAGGAATCCGAGGGCGTCGTGTCCATGATGCGCCTCGGGGTTCAGGACGCGCGCCGATGGGGCGGGGCGATGATCGGGGCCGGAATCATGCTGGCCTTCGCCATGCTTGCCCTCGACCGCTATGAGCTGATACCCGTATCGGTGTCACTCGTCGCCGGGGGACCGAGCCTAATTGGGCTCGCGCTCGGGGCCAAAGCCTGGCAGGCCCAGGCGGAAAACAAGGGGGGATGATGTGGCGAAGATTGCTCGCATGCTTGGCGCTCTCGGCCTCGCTTTCGCTCTCGGCGCAGGCGTTGCCCTCGCCCTCGACCGATTCCCCGCCGGGAGCCTCGGCCGCGACCTCGACGCCGCCCGAATCGAGTTGGGATCAGCTCGACAGTCTATTGACGCAGCTAGAGCAAGCGGCGACCGACTCGCAAGCCAACTCGCAACAGCTCAGGGCCTCGCTCGCGACGGCGCGGGATCAATTGAAGCAGCTCTCGCAAGCGCTGGCCGCGTCTCAGATGCAAATGACCGACTTGTCCTCCTCGCTCGCGCAATCCGAGGCGTCGCTGCAAGCCTCCGATCAATCGCTACAATCAGCCCGGGGGGAGGCCAAGCGCCGTAACGCCGAATTGTGGATATGGCGCGGTGCGACCGTCGCCGCTTCGATTCTTGCGGTGCTGGCCCTCGTGGGCCGGTGATCACCGGTTCCCCCGCTCAGGCATGTGTGACCCGCGAGGGGCCGGGGGCCAGGCGCTCAGGACGCCGGGGGAGCAAAGCAAAGCCCCGCGAGGTGCGGGGCTTGTCCTAGTCGGCTGCGAATGCCGTGCTCACGATAATTTCGCGGTAGACCGTGGCCGCCAGATGCTTCATGCCGACCTTCGCCTTTTTGGTCTCGTGTTGCGCCATTTCGGCTTCGAAGTTCAATTCGTCTCGCATGGCCTTTTCGATGGCCACTTCGACGGGAGCGCCGCCCTTGACGGCCGCCGCCGCCCGAAGGACAACCGCGTCAAAAAATGCCCGGTTGTCCTCGATGACTTCACTCGCCGTCATGCCGGAATCCATGCCTGGCGGGTCTCGTCGAGTGCGGATTCTGGGAGGCCGACGACCTCCGATGGATTTTTGCGGACGAGCCGGGGCCGCCCGCCCTTGGCCCCGTTGGCCGCGCTGGCCGCAATCTTGGCGGGGGTCTTGGCCGCGCCGCCCTTGGCCCCGATCCGGGAGAGGAACTCCTTGACCGCGTCATGGCTCATGCCCTCGATCTCGTAGCCCTCTATCACCCAGTCGACCGCCGATCCGTCTCCGCTCTGCTCGGCCATGGCCGCCATCTGCTCGGGCGTCAGGTAGTAGTAGGCCTCAACCGTGACCCGCTCGCCGGATTTGTCGGGAGTGCGGATGTAGGCGCTCCACTCCACGGAGTCGTCGCCGTCCGTCTGTAGACGGCTCGTGGGCTCACAATTGGTCCCCTCGAGCTTGCTGATTGCCTCCTCGCCCACAACCGCGATAGCCTCGTCCCTCGTCAGTCTGCCATGTCTCATCTCGTCCTCCTTGTGGTATAGGCGGGGCTCAGCCCCGCCGTGATCTCAGTAGGTATGCCCGCCGAGGGTCATCATATCGTCGACGGCCTTAACGTGGACCTGGTACTCGGCCTCTACTCGGGCAGCCTCGGCATAGTCGGCATCCGTTGGCTCGGGTTTGGGGGCCTCGCCGAACTTGCCGTTGACTTTGGCGTCCGCAAGAAGGGCGGGGATATCGATATCGTCGAGCTTGCCGCAGGTGCAGCGACCGCCCATCTTGGTGATCTGCTCGCAATCGTCGGCGTGGCGGCCAAAGGGATGGACCGAGGCGTACTGTACGCACACATTGGCCTTGGTCCCGTCCGCGAATATGACCACCGTCTCGTTGTAGTAGCCGCCGAAGGGGTACTCGTAACCGCTAATCTGCTTGCTCATCTTGTCGCTCCTCAACCTCTTGATAATATGAAGTATATCCCAAGCTGATTAGGTTAGCAAGGGATTTTGCACTTATTTTGACGATTTTTCCGCGTAACCCGTTGCGCGAATCGAGCGACGGGCCGTGTCGCCCATGCGCCTATAATGGTAGATTGCGTGTCAAAACGTAGCGCCGCGTCATGTTTTGAGCCCTGGAATCCCTAAACCTGTCCCATGCACAATGTAACACGTAACCCCAAAAATCGCAAATTCTCAGCTTGACACAACGTGCACATGGTGCCACAATATGCCCATGGTCAAACGAAAAGCACACGGTGCACCCATAGGTATCCGGTGGCCTGTCGATTTACTCGCTCGCGTCGAAACAGCCGCAACCAAAGACCAACGCACATTTTCCGACGAGGTCCGATACCTAGTCCGGCTTGCGCTGGATTCGAGGGCGCACAAGCGCGAGGAGGCCAAGCCGTGAACGATCTTTCATTTCCGGGCGACCGTCGCATGACGGTCAAGGAAGTCGCCGAGGCTTTGGGTGTGGACCATTCTACGGTCAGTCGGCACCTGAATGCTATACGGATAGACCTTTGCAACGTTGCAAAGGTCGAAAACGGAAAGGCGGCCTCTATTTCCGAAGCTGAGGCGACCGAGATTAAGCGCCGAATTGAGAGGAGCGGGAGGAACGACCTCGCGAACGTTCGCGAGGTGTCACAAGCTACCACTCCGCTCGAAATCGCCGAAATGACTCTCCGCGTCATTGCCTACCATAAGGACGAGGCGGATCGCCTGCGCCGCGAGCTGGCCGACGCACAGCCGAAAATCGAGAGCGCCGAGGCCATCGCCAAGTGCGAGACGGCCATGTCGATAACTGACGCTGCGAAGCACTTCGGCCTGCACCCGAAGTTGGAGGTTTTCCCCTACCTTCGGGCGCGCGGCTATCTCACCCGCGAAGACCTCCCGACGCAAGCCGCCATCGATCAGGGGTACCTCGCCCTCCGGCAGAATCCCGATCGGTTCGGCGTCTGCCACCCGCAAGCCGTCGTCCTGACGTGGCAGCTCGAAAACTGGCGAGCGCATGTCGTCCGCCAGGTCAAGGCATGGACGCATGAGGCCGTATCGTGAACCGGAAAGACGCGCTACTACTCAAGAGACTCGGGGCTTGCGATAAGGCGAGGGAGTGGGCGAAGACCGTGCCGAGCCTCAAGGACGCATGGGCGACCTGTCCGCGAGCCGACTGGATGATCTGGGCGTTGTGGGAAATCGGTTACGCCGATGACCGCAAATACCGCCTTTATGCCTGCGCCTGTGTCCGAGGCACCCCGCTTGCTGATGGCCGGACGTTGTGGTATCTACTGACCGACGAGCGGAGCCGAACGGCCATCGAAGTGACCGAGCGATTCGCAAGGGGCGAGGCGACCGAAGCGGAGAGGCAGACGGCCGCCGCCGCCGCCTACGCCGCCGCCGCCGACATCGCCCCCGCTTCCGCCTACGCCGCCTCCGCCTACGCCGCCGAGACCGCCGAGCCCGCCTCTTGGGCCAAGGCCCGCGCTTGGCAGGCTAACCTACTCCGCCAATGGATATCCTGGGATGAAGTCGCCGCCGCCATCGTCGTCTATCAAGCGCAGGCCGTATCATGAGTGCTGGCTGTACCGTTCTGTGCTCGAAGTGCGGCCATTCGATGCGCATCGAAATCGCCGAGATCGACAAGCTGCGCCGCGACCTTGCCACGATGACCGCCGACCGCGACCGCTGGCGCGCTAAGGCCACCGCCGCTGAAACGCTCGCTCGCAAGAGCACAGAAGACCCATTTGGTATCGGGAGCGTTTTCGGGGGCCATCTATGACCGGCCTCATCTACCGCCTGGGCGTCGCTATCAAAGACTTTGGCGAGCGCTCGAAGCTGGCCGCCATCATCCGCATCGGGCTCATGGTTAAAGGATGGGCGATGCGATGAAAGCATGGTTTTTCTCAATTGCCGAAAAACGTCTCCGCTATAACGACAATCGCGAGATAGCCCTTGGTACCACCCATACCGTTGACGGCACACCCATTCCGTGCGAACACGGACTACACGCCTCGGTGAACATTCTTGATGCGGTTAAATACGCGCCGGGGCCCATCGTGTGGGAGGTGGAACTCGGCGGGACTATCGTAGAGCACGAGGATCACGACAAACAAGCTGCCACGGAGCGCACCTACTTGCGAGGCGGCATAGATGTGTCAGACGTGTTGCGGGCTTTTGCCCGATGGTCGGCCCTCTCCGTTGCCCATCTGTGGGGCATGCCCGACGTGGTGCGCCGATATCTGGACACCGGAGACGAATCTCTTCGGGACGCAGCCAGTGCCGCAGCCAGTGCCACAGCCAGTGCCGCAGCCTGGGCCGCAGCCTGGAACGCAGCCAGGGACGCAGCCTGGGCCTCAGCCTGGGCCGCAGCCTGGAACGCAGCCAGGGACGCAGCCTGGGCCGCAGCCAGGGACGCAGCCAGGGCCGCAGCCAGGGCCGCAGCCTGGAACGCAGCCTGCGCAGCCAGGGCCACAGCCAGGGACGCAGCCTGGGCCACAGCCTGGGACGCAGCCTGGGCCGCAGCCAGGGACGCAGCCTTGGACGAAAAAAACAAGAAACTAACCGAGATGATAGAGGCCGCTATAACGGCAGCCGAGGTCCGCGCATGACGCCAGAAGGTGCCGTCGTCGCCGCGATCCTCGAATACCTCCAATTGCGAGGGATATTCGCATGGAGAATGAACACGGGTGCTACCGTCATCAAAGTACCGAACGGTAAGGATCGCTTCCTTCGTTTCGGCAAGAAGGGCATCTCCGACATCATCGGCATCCTCGACGACGGGCGCTGGCTTGCCATCGAATGCAAGACCGAGAAGGGCAAGGCGTCGCTCGATCAACTTTATTTCCTGGCTGAGATCGCCAAGAGGGGCGGGGTTGCTTTTGTCGCGCGATCCATTGAAGACGTGGTGCGCGAATTGGACAAAGCTAAAAGGAGGATTGCATGAAATCTCGCGGCATCTTCGCCATCGTCGCGGCCACCTTAGCAATTATCGGGCGAGCGTTCCACACACATGCCAGCCCCATCGTGTCGGACCGCGTCTCGAACGGACGGCAGGCGTTCTACAACGTGTCGGGACCGCACCGCGCGAACCAGCGGAAGCACTACGCGAAGGGATGGTCATGAACGGCAAGCAGGCCAAGCGCTGCCGTGCCGTCGTCCACGCCGAGGCCGTCAAGCAAGGGCTCTGGAAGCAGGGCGAGGCGTTCGTTTACTCGAAGTGGTGGCGCAAGCTGGCCGCGCGCATCTTCCCTCGCCTCCGCAAGCGCTACGCCGACGCTGTGGGCCGCTGGTACAAGCACACCACGAAGGGCTGGACGCGCCGGGTCGCCGCATACATCCACGACCGCGAGGCGCAGGCCCGGACGCGCAAGGACAACCGCGCCTTCCGCGTCGCGCGGGCACAGATCAATCGCAAATACGCGCAGGAGCGCGCTGCAAAACGGCTCAGCCCTGAAAGGGGGTGATCCCATCTCCCGCGAGGCCAACCACCTCGCGCGCCTTCGCCGCCCGGCGTGAACGGGGCGGGCCTTCGGGGAGAGGATCGCTTGAACGTGGATACGGTTCAGGCGGCTTCGGGCAGTTGGTGACGCCCGATGAGGCATCCGAGGCGGTTCGAATCCGCCCTCTCCGTCTATCGAAGGGCCAGACGTCCAGACGCCGGATAACTACCGACGTGGCCGCAAGCCAAGGATGGCCTGTAACCGCAGGATGCGCACAGCGGCCCACGGCCCTTCGGTTTAATTAGGGGGTTCCACGTGAAACAAACAGTGACGCACGATGGCCGCGAGTACCACATGGTTCCGCTGCCCATGGGCACCATGCAGACGGGTGGCCCGTATGACGTGATTCTCGCAGCCCGTCTTGTCGAGACGCTACGCTCGCGGCTGGGCCGCTTCGTTAGGGAGCACATCGTGGACGCGGACCCGTGGGACGACGAGAGCCACGCCGCGACACGGTACGAGGGAGGCGGGCGATGATCGGTGATTGTTGGGAAGTGGACAGATGGGCCAAGGCCCCGTTCAAGATAAAAATTGTCAGCGAGACTGAGAAGACAATCATCGTGGAAACGACGGACTGGCATAATCGGCCCATGCAGAGCCGAAGGCTAAAGGAGCCGCTGTTTATTTTCGCGACACGGGAAGAAGCAAAGGCTTTCATGGTTCAACAAGCCGAGGGGGCATTAGTAAACGCCAAGCGTGACGTTGACCGCGCTCGCTCCGCCCTCGAAACGACGAAGGCCCTCAAGCCATGATCCGCCTCCTCCTCGCCCTCCTCCTCACAGCCCCGCTCGCCGCCGAGCCCGCCCCCTCGATCTTCTCGGGCTATGCGACCCCGGCCCCGATCTTGCGCGGCATCGTGCTCACGGAATCCTCGGGCCGGCCGCATGTCGTGGGCGACGACGGGCTGTCCGAAGGTGCCGCGCAACTCAATCGCCGGTATCATGCCGAGCGCGCGTACTGGTGGGGCGACTTCGACCCCTACAACCTTCGCGACGCGATCCGCATAACTGACGGGTTATTTCAGGCCAACCTCCGCGCGCTGCAAATGGCCGAGGGCTGCATTGACCCGAGCACGTGGGCCGCGACGCGCGAGCTGATCGCCATTGCTGCCCACCGTCAGGGGCTATGGGGCGCACTCCGCGACGGGGCGACGGGATGGTATGTATCGCGCGTCAGGATGTTAGGGAAATGACCCGATCGCAAGAACTCATCTCCCGCGTCCGCACGCTCGCCCGCCGTTGCCCGCAGGGCGCTATTCACCTGGCCGCCCTTGCGCTAGCGGAGGAATACGAGATAGCCGTCAACCAGGCGCTCAAAGCCGAGGAGACAATCCATCGCCTCACGAAAGGAACACCATGACAATCGCCCCATGCCACGACGAGGGCCACAACGCGCCGTCTTGGCTCCGCATAACCTCGCCCAAGTGCGGAGCCACCCTTCGCGCTGCCGATCACGATGAGCGAGATGATGAGGCATGCGCCCGAGCCGAGGCCCGCCGGGCTGCGATCATGGAAGCCGCCGAGCTACGCCGCCAGGCCAGGGCCGCCGCGTCTCGTGCCGCCGCCGACGCTCGGAAGATCGTCGTCGCGAAGGAGCGGGCCGCGCGACACGAATACTCGCTTCGCATGCGCGCCGAGAAGGCCACCGTCAACAAGCGCCGGGGACTCATCGCCCGAGTGCGCAAGTCGCTCGCCAAGCCGCAAGATCAGCGCTCAACTTACAGTTTAGCCGCGAGCATTCGCGAGGGCATCGAGCGCCGACGGCCCGCCGGAACGCTCACGATAGCCGAGGCCGTGGTCTACATGCGCGAGCATTACCAGATGGGATCGCCCTCAGGCCTGCACATGGCCATCGCCGAGGGTCGCCTTGAGGTAACGCGGATTGACCGATATTGCTTCATGGCCCCCGCCTCCCTCGACGACTACCACAATCGAAGCCGTGAGGCTCGGCGAATGAACGGGGTAAAATTCAACCGCGCGAGTGCTGCGAAACATCGGGGGGCCGCATGACCGCCTACATCGCTGGCCCCATCTCTGGCATGCTGGACAACAACCGAGCGCGCTTCGAAGCCGCCCGCCGCCTCGTCGCCTCGCGGGGCTACATGCCCATCGTGCCCCTCGACTATACGCGGGAAATCGTCGCGCAGTATGGGCGCTGCCCGGCCCTCGTGTGGATGCTGGCCATGCTCGCAACGCGCCCGCTACTCCTCGACGCCGACGTGGTGTACCTCCTGCCCGACTGGGTATCAAGTCGTGGCACCTGCGACGAGTGGCGGCGCGCGACCGAGGCGGGGATACCTCTAATTGAAATCACCGAGGATGAGCTAGAGGGGGTGTACGCGTGAGTTGTCAGCGCTTCACCCTCGGCGACGGAACCCGTGGATTTCTCTGCGGGCCAGACCGGCGCGGTGTGTTCGGTCCGTGGTCATGGGAGATGAGCTTCGGGCTGCAATGGTACTGGATGGGTCGGACTCGCTTCGAGCGAGCCCTGTTCCCCGGTCCGTGGTCGCCCCTGTGGCTGATCTTTTACGCCCAGCGAGGCAACAAGTGACACCGCCCGCCCCCAGCTCGCCCGAAGCTATCGCCCTTGGGTGTAGCTGCCCTCGCATGGACAACGCCAATGGGGAGGGCAGCGGCTACAGGGCCGACGACGGGACGCCCCTGTACTGGATCGACGCGGGGTGCCCGCTGCACGGGGTGGGGAAGTGAGGCTATTCGGGGGAAAAGTCCTTCGGCTTCCACTTGGGGTCGCGGGCCAGGGCCGCCTCGTAAAGCAGGATTTCCACCATCGCGGTGCGCTTCCTGCGCTCTTTGGCCGCCATTTGATCGATTTTCGCGATCAATTCGTCTTCAAGCCGAAAGCCGGTTTGCATCTTCATTCCCCCATTTTACGTGGTAGAGCGTTGTCTGACAAGAATATATCGCTAAAGTCAATTGGTGTCAAACCAAGTCGAATTATTGCAAATAGTGTTTGACAACAAAAGACAACGGTATATACTTTGGGCTGTAGAGAAAAAGATGGTGAATGATGCCCAAAGCCAAGGAGGACGGGATGGATGGTAAGGATTTGGCCGAGATATTAAGGCTTCACAAAATGTGGTCGACTGGCGTAGATGGTGGAAAGCGCGCAGACCTCCAGGGTGCGAACCTCCAGGGCGCAGACCTCTGGGGCGCGTACCTCCGGGGCGCAGACCTCCAGGGCGCAGACCTCCGGGGCGCGTACCTCCAGGATGCAGACCTCCGGAGCGCGGACCTCCAGGGTGCGAACCTCCAGGGCGCGTACCTCCAGGGTGCGAACCTCCAGGATGCGAACCTCCGGGGCGCGAAGAATACCGATTTAGCCGAGGCTATGACGGTGACTCCGTGCGAGGGATCGATAATCGCATGGAAGAAGGCGAGAACCGAGGACGGAAGTACTTGCATCATAAAACTCCGCATTCCAGAGGTGGCGCGTCGGTCCAGCTCCTCGAGCCGCAAGTGCCGAGCCGAATGGGCTGAGGTTTTGGAAATATTCGGGGCTAACGAGGGCATTTCCAGTCATGACCCCGCAACCGTGTATCGCGTCGGTGAGACCGTGCACCCCGACTCCTGGGATGAGGACCGCTGGGAAGAATGCTCGCACGGCATTCATTTTTTCATCACCCGCGCCGAGGCCGAGGCATGGACATTATAGCCATCCCCGAAGCCATCGCCTACGCCAGCCTTGCCGAGTTGCTCACAACCCGCTTCCCTGAAAAACCGGGAGCACTGCCGACGCGCCCATGGTTTAAGCCTACCGCTGACGACATCTGTGAAGCCATTGCGACCGCTGCCGGGATGGATACTGAGGCCTCCTCATGATGCCCGAATATAAACTCGCGACCCACATAGCCACCGTCCGGGCCTACATCAACAGCCGAGCCGGGGCCTCGAAAATGTGGGACCTCATGTATGGCCGCCGCGCCCTCACGCTCGACCAGGCCATCGGTGAGGTCGTTGTGTGGGAGTTGGCCAATTGCCACAACGGCCGGCTCCGTGAAGTGGACGCCGAAGACATCGCCACGATCACCGAGCGCGTCATTGCCGCCGAGTGGACCCGCGAGCCGGTGGAGGCAGCATGAGCGAGCATACGCCGGGGCCGTGGGAGATAGATGATTCAAACCCCGAGGGATGGCTTGATATTGTAAGCGCCGATGATGGGAAGGTTATTGGAGATGAAGGCATACTAAACAACAGTTTCCTGACAGGGAATGCTTATCTCATCCGTGCCGCTCCCGATATGTACGAGGCGCTGAAGGACTTTTTGAACGACTGGAATAAGACGGGGGGTAGGGTAAGTGGGCCAACCCTAGACAAAATAGATGCCGCAATCGCCAAAGCCGGCCCCCACGCATGAGCGTCCCCATCGCCATGCTCTCGCGAGACCAGGGCGCACTCATCGCCCGCGATCCGTGCTATCGCTGCCAGGTGTCGGTATGCGAACTAGGTCTTGGCTTCCCGGAGCAAGACCCAGACCCTGGTTTCGGTGATTTCGAGGACGACTACCGAATGTGGGGGCCGGAGCCATGAAACTAAAAACTGATCGTCCCTATCACGTCACAATTACCTGTAGTTGTGGCCATGTCGAGATTTTCACAACGTTTGGCCGTGCTGCGAACCGCGAGACTATCGCATACATGGAAAAACACCCTTGCCTGAAATGCGATCGCGCAAAGGATGAGCCATGAAAGCCCCCGGCCCCGAGCTCCGCTACTACTGCCCGGTATGCCTCGCGCCCTACGAGCCGCATGGCCAGTACCATGGCTGCCCCTCGTGCATTGCGGGGCAAAAGGAAGCAACTGAGCTAATCCTTGCGCGGGCCATGGCCATGAATCAACCCTACTGGGCCGAGCAAGTGCGCCTCGACGATGAGCGCCGCCACATGCGATTTGCGGTCGGGACAATGGTAATGAGCGACGGATCGATTTGCGAGTACGAAAACGCCACGGAGCGCGCAAGGCTGGATCGAATCAATGCGGTACACGCGGGCAAGGACTTGCGCGGGCCGGTATTGGATGAGTCCGGAAACTACGTCGAGAGATAAGGAGGAAGCAATGGCGATGATCCACGAAGCGCTTTCCGCGATCATGGGGGAAGTGCCCGCGATCACAAAGGACAAGCGCAATCAGCAACAGGGGTTCCAATACCGGGGGATCGATGACGTGTACCTCGCGGTCCACCCGCTGTTCGTCAAGCACAAGGTTTTTTCGGTGCCCACGGTGGTCGAGGAGCGAAGCGAGGAGCGAACGACGAAGAGCGGCGGAGCGCTCATATACCGCATCCTGCGCATCAAGTACGACTTTTTCGCCGAGGATGGCTCCTTTGTCTCCGCCGTGGTAGTGGGCGAAGGAATGGACGCCGGCGATAAGGCGAGTAATAAAGCGATGGCCGTTGCACACAAATACGCCATTCTGCAAATCCTATCCATACCCGTGGAAGAGAGTTTCGACCCCGACGCCGACAAGCATGAGGTCGCACCGCGCGGAGAACCTCAGCGCCCTTCCGCCCCGCCTCCCGTGCCCGCCCTCGCCGACGAGATGCACGGCATGGACACCGTGCTGGGCCAGATCATGACCGCCTCGATCGGGGCTGTCGCCGCGTTCTCCGACGTGGAGAAGACCGCCGCCCGCAACGCTCGGGCGACGATCACCAAGATAAGCGAAGAGGACGCCGAGTTCCTCGCAAGCCTTGTCCGAGAATATCGCGGCAAGCTCGAAGCACTTCGAGCCGCCTGGGAGCTGGCCGGGAAGCCAACGCCCCGCCCCGCCACCCTCGCGCCGCAAAATGAAAGGATGGAAGCATGAGCCAGAGCCTCGCAGTCATCACCCTTGTCGGCCGCCTCACCCGCGACGCCGAAGTCAAATACACGGCCGGGGGCGATCCTATTTGCTCCTTCGCCGTGGCGACCGACTCCCGCGTCAAGAAAGGCGGCGAATGGATCGAGGAGCCGTCGTTTTGGGACGTGGACCTCTGGGGCAAGCGGGGGGAATCCGTGAGCCAGTTCCTCACCAAGGGGAAGCAGGTCGCCGTCTCCGGCTCCGCTCGAATTGACACCTGGGAGAAGGACGGGATGAAGCATTCGAAGGTGCGCATCAACGCCAACGATGTGCAGCTCCTGGGCTCCAAGGACAGCCAAGGCGAGGCGAGGCAAGGCTCCGGCGACAACCGACCCGCCCGAGCCCCCGCGAACGCACCGGCGGCCCGCCAGCCTGCGCCCCAGACCGTCCCGGGCGACGACTTCACCGACGACATTTCGTTCTGAGACCAGCATGATCGTCACCATAGTAGCGCCCGGCGAATATCTCACCGACTCCAAGGACGAGCCTATCGTCGGGCGCCGCTATGCTCTTGAGGATGCGGCCTCGGGCACCACGGCGCAGAACAAAGCCTTTCATGCCCTCGTCTCCGAATATTGGAGATCGGGGGCGCATAGCTACCATGCGGCCAACTTCGAGGATTTTCGCAATCAGATCAAGCGCCATCTCGGAGCAGGCTTCGAGGCGTTCGTCTACGCGGAGATCGATGGCGGGAAGCCCGTCATCAAGGACGCCCCCACCTACGAGGACATCCCCACCGCCGTCCGCGCCGATCCCGACTTGAAGCACCTCGTCCGGGGGCGGCTGAAATCGTGGAGTGACTACACGAAGCGCGAGCGGTGCGACACGCTCGACCGGCTGATTGCGGAGATGCAACAGGTCGGGGTCAATACGAAGAAGTTTATGGCAATCCTTGAAGGTATGGAGGGAAAATGAAAATACAAACCGTTACCATCGACATGGCACTTCTCGGAGCGCAGTTCGCCAACATGGACAGCACCGAGCAAGTCGCATTTTTCCACGGCCTCGCCTCGGAAATGGAGCACTACCCGAGCGTTTACCAGGGGCAACTACAATTCGCGCAGATCGCGAGCGAGTTGACGCAGGTGGACAAGCTCATCCTTGACGAGTTCTTGACGATGCTTGCCCCGGACAAGAAGTGAGGGAGGGAGGATGAGCGAATTGGTTGACAGATTGCTAGAGTATGGATTCATCACGGGCTCGCAGGCATTCGGGACGGCACGAGAAAACAGCGATATAGACGTGGTTTATTCCATCCAAGACGCGCACCACATCAACGAAATACTTGGATCAATAGAGCGCAACCCGTCGAACTATTTCGCGGGTTACTGGGTGATCGACAACGGAAAGCCGATCAACCTGATTCCGGTTCATCCACATGATTTTCTGCCGTGGTATCTCGCCACGAAAGCGATAAGCGCCACCCTGAAAGATAGCGGAATCGTCGATCCAATCAAAAAATATGCCGTGTTTCAGGGCATCGTCTGTCTTTTCAGGGGAACGATCGCGGAACTCGGAAGCATTCAGCATTATGACAAACTGAAAGAATGGATCATTAAGGGAGGGGTACGCCCCATCGAGATTGAATATGCACTAGAGGACCTCCTCGCATGATTCACCCCGCCCCGCGCATCAAGCATGACGGCATCTGCCGCGCCGCCCTGGACCGCGAAGCCGAGCGCGAAGCTATTTTCGCTGCCGCACTCTACCGCTGCGAAGTCTGCCGCATGCCCGTGAATCGGTATGGAACTGCGCAACTCGCACACAGGATACCCGCAACGGTGGCAAATCTCAAAAAGTACGGCGCTGAGATTATCCACCATCGCCTCAATCTCGCCCCCGTGTGCGGGCTGCGCTGCAATGACGCGGTCCTCATCGGAGGTGACCCGCAGGCTCGGGAAGAGCTGGTAGACCGCATCCTGGCGGTCAAGGAGAAAGAAGCATGAAGACCAATCGCGCTCCTGGGGATTCGATGACTTATGACGAATGGAAAGAGTTGGGATTCCATGTCATCAAGGGAGAAAAATCGACAGGCCGGAACGAAAAGGGTCAGGCGATTTTTAGTCCTGCCCAGGTGGACGAAGACGAGTTTGACAGAAACGATCCCGGCTGGGACGGTGAGCTTGACGATTAACGACGCCACCGCCGAGGAAGTCTCCGCGACTCTCGACGCGGTGGCCGCAAGGATTGAGGCTATGCGCTGTGCTCGAAGAAAACGAGGGAGAATTGTGCGAAGGGGTTGTACTAACTGCGATAATGTGATACACTCCCGAATGTCGAGGGGCGGCATCCCTTTGACATCGGGCCTTGGAAGAGGCATAATCGAAGAGGCGTTTACGAGACCAGGCGGGGCTTCCACCCTGCCGAACCCATGCCGGGGGTCTCGTAAACGCCTTTTCCTTTCCAACGCCGTGAAGCGTGGGAGCGTGAAATGAAGATGAATCAAATCGAAGTCTATGTATCCGAGTCTGGTGAGATAGTTCTCAAACAGGATGGTGGATACGATTTCAAAAATGATGAATGGAACCCCGACCCCATTATTAAACTGACGCCCGAACAGGTTGAACTCGTAGCACGGGAAATGATGGTCCTTTCGCGAGAGATCATTCCATGAGCGGGCGACCAAGAAAGGTGGGGCTTGCGTTTTTTCCCCACGATACCGCCCTGTCGTCTGACCTAAAAATCGAAGCAATTGAAGCGGTTCACGGAATTGCCGGGTATGGCGCATACCTTAAACTACTTGAAATAATTTACCATTCCGGTACGTCGCCCGACATGAATTCACAGGCCACCCTTCTCGCTCTCGCTGGCCGATGCCACCTTCCCCTTGACCAATTTCGAGCGATTATCATGACCTGCGTTGAGGTTGGGCTGTTTGAAAAAGTGGCTTTCGGTTCGGGGAAATTGGAATCAAACGGCATTCGCCAGCGCTCTGGATATGTCGAAGAGCGTCGAGAAGAGGCTAAGGCGAGAAAGGAAAAATGGAGAAAGGAACACGGGACAAACGGAGAAGTAACGCGTGACAATGCCAATAAACTGGCATTGTCACGCGTTCCGAACGCGGGACAATTACCAAAAGAGCCTATTGTCACGCGTGACATACCCACAAACGGAAACGGAAACGGAAACGGAAACGGAAACGGAAACATAAGAGAAAAGAATATTAAGAATGCGGCTTCCGCCGCCCCCCACTTCGAAGTGGTGCAGGTCTTTGAGCCGGGAGACTCTTCCTCGAACCCCTCTTCCCGCCAGGCCAAGCCCCCGAAGGAACGCGATCCCCTCCGCGATGCCCTCGCTGAATCCTTCCGAACAAAGGTGCCCGAGTATGCCAGCCCGGCGAAAGAAAACGCGAACCTGGTAAAGTTGGCCTCCGCGATTCGGCGCAAGGCTGCCGCTGCCAACCTCGAACCAGCTGAGGCTGCCCGATTCTGTGTCGAGACATTCTGGACGCTGCACGAGACCGGGAAAGATTTCTACGCTGGCTTCACCCCGTCGAAGATGCTCGCCATTTTTGAAGACCTTTGGGCGAAGGCCATGAAGCGCGCCGCCGAGGAGGACGTATCGTGGCTGACGGCATGAGCGCGAGTGACTTCGGGAAATGGGCAATTGGTTATTATGGCCCTTGGCCCGAGGGCATGAAGTCCGACATCCGCGACTACCTCACTGAACGCACCCCCGAATACCTCGCCATGCTCAAGCGTGTGTGTCTCGACAAGGTTCCTTCGCGCATGGGACAGGTCAACGGCTACCCGCCAGACGTTGCAAAGATGCAAGAGCTGGCTGAGGAGACAAGCACGAGGCTGGAAGCCGAAGCCCGCCATGGCCGCGAACTCGAATATGCCGCGAAGGCATTGCCCGCCCCTGAGCCGCAATTAGGATCAGGCGATCTTATGCGCCTCGATTGGAGCCAGATTTTTGCGCGAGGGATAGCGGCCCGCAAGCAAGCAGTAGCCGAAGGAAAGATCAAATGAGCAAAGGAGCAAGTAGCATGAGTGAACCGAAGACCGCGAAAGAACTCGCAGGCATCATCATCCAGCTATGGGACGCCGCCGAGGAGCCGGATGAATATGGTGAGGCTGCTGATAAAGCCATCGCCTCCATCGACGCCTACGTCACCGCCCGTCTCGCCGAGGCGGCAGAGCGGGCGCTTCTCGAGTTTTCACACCACCTGCACATCCTCCCCCGGAATGCCGCGCAACACGAGATCGGCATGATGGAAGTCGGCTATGACGATAAGGGACAATTGGCTTACGGGCCGATGTGGCTTAGCGTCGCAGAGACCGACGCAATTGTTCGAGAGTTTCTACCAGACCGCGCCCGCCGCCCCGAGCCGCGCCAGACCTTGCACCTCGAAAATTCTACTGCCGTTGACGTAGCCCTCGAATACTCCGACGGTACGCGCGGTCCCAAGTACGGCGAGGGAGAGGAGCGGGAGGGCGAAGAGTTCG